AATCCAGAGTTACCTGTTATAGTTGTTGCTCCTGTAATCTTAGCAGTACCACCTATTGATGTATTTCCATTTACATCTAATGTGCTTCCTAAAGATACAGCACCTGCAATAGTTACATGCCCACCTACATTTATATCACCACTTACAGATACATCACCATCAAAAGTTGCATTACCTGTTATAACTGCAGTGCCACCTATTGATGTATTACCTGCAACATCTAATGTTCCACCTATTGTAGTGTTGCCACTTACTCTAACTGTGCCTAAGAAACCTGCTGCTCCACTTACTGTAGCTGTACTTAAAAGATTAACTGCACCACCAACTGATACTGTACCACCTATTGAAGCATTACTTGCAACAGTTAATGTGCTTGCTAAATTAACAGCTCCTCCAACTGATAAAGCTCCTCCTATAGAAGCTGCTCCTGCTATTGTTGCTGTGCCTCCTACAAAAGCATTACCAGAGATACAAACATCATTATCAAACTCTACTTTATCTCCAAATGTTTTATTAGTAAATGTTTGTGTTGCTGCTATACCTGCTAATGTATCTGCAGATGCAGGCATTACTAATGCTATGTTACCAGAAAAATCTGCATGTGCAGGTGCTTTTAATGCAGCATAATGTGCATTTGCTGACTCACAATACATTCTAAGTTCTGATTGTGAACCTGTATTTTTTAAATCAATAATACCACCACCAACACTTACAGTTCCTTTAATAGTAGCATTACCACTTACAGAAACATCATCTTCAAATTCTGCTTTACCTGTTGCTAAAAGTGTACCTCCTATAGAAGTATTACCATTTACATCTAATGTACTACCTAAAGATACTGCTCCAGCTATTGTGGTGTGACCTCCAATATTCATATCACCAGATACTGAAACATCTCCTTTAATAGTAACTGTAGAATTAAAATTTGCAGCACCATTGACACTAACTGTACTTTGTAAATGTGTTGCACCTACAACTGTAGTAGTACCACTTACATATAAATTACCACCAACTGTTACATTTGTTACAGATATGTTGCCTTGAACAACAGCAGTAATATTACTTAAATTAGAACCATCTCCAAAGAATGCTGAAGCACACACTTTAGAACTTACATGCACATCTCCTTTAACTGTAACGTTGCCACCTAATGATACATTACCGGCTACATCTAGTGTGCCACCAATACTTGCATTTCCTGCAATAGTAGTTGTGCCACCAATATTAACATTACCAGAAACAGACACGCTGTCTTTAAATGTTCCTGCTCCTGCTACTGTTACAGTTGAATTAAAACCTGCTGCTCCATTTACACTTAATGTACTTTGTAAATGTGTAGCACCTTGTATAGTTGCAGTTGAAGATACATTTAATGTACCACCAACTTGTGCATTTGAAACTGATATATTACCTGTAATAGGTATACCTGTAATATTTGTACCATCACCATAAAATGCAGATGCACAAACTTTAGAGCTAACATGCACATCACCTTTTACAGTTACATTACCTCCAAGACTTACATTACCTGCTACATCTAACGTACCACCTACAGAGGTGTTACCTGAAACTCTTATATCTCCTAAGAAACCTGCAGCTCCTGATACAGTTGCTGTACTTAACATATTTACAGCACCACCTATAGATACTGTAGATGCTAATGATACAGCACCGGCAACTGTTACAGTTCCACCAAAATTTGAATTACCACTAACTGATATATCATCATCAAATGTTACTGCATCACCAAATGTTTTATTTGTTAGTGTGTCAGTAGTAGATGTACCAACTAATGTTGCTGCACTTGTTGGCAGTGTAATTGTTATATTACCACTAAAAGAAGAATGTGGTGGAGCTTGTAAAGCTGCATAGTGTGCGTTACCAGATTCACAATATAGTTTTATATTAGATTGTGTGCCTGTATTTTTAACTACAACTTCACCACCAGATACCATAATATTACCACCAATAGTAACATTACCACCTACAGTTACATTATTAGTAACTATTAAACTTGATACAGAGACATCACCGGTAAATACTAATCCTGTTAAATTAGAACCATCACCATAAAATGCACTAGCACAAACTTTATTTGCAACTGCTAATCCACCAGCTACAGAAGCATCACCTGATACTCCAAAGGTTTGTCCTACAAATAATGTACCATTTACTTTTGCAGCATTTGTAGCTAATTGTAAAGATGAGGCACTACCATCACCATCTTCAATAGTAGTTAGTGTGGTAGTAAAACCTGTATTAGTAGAAACACCTATTTTTAATAGTTGCTTATACGTATTATTTATTAATCTTCCTGTTAGTGTTGTCATATTGTATCCCAATCTCTACCAATTTGTGTTGAGTCATCATTCCATGTTATGTCTGTTGTATTCCATATAGCATTTCTACCACCATCATCAGGTCTAGCATTTCTTATTGCTGGGTCTTCTCTAACATCTGGAACTCTATTTTGTGGATGATTATGTAAATCATATCGACCATCAAAACATTGTGGACATCTTAATGTGTTATAGCTAGTTAATCTCATTACTCGTAATGGATAAACAAAACTACATTCATCACACATTGCCTTTGCTCTTTTTTCAGTAGCCATTAAATAATTCTTAATTTAGGTTTAAAAAATATACTTGCTCTCTCTTTATCTTCTTCCATTGCTCTTTGTAGTAATTCTTCATAATTACCTTTTAACAATGCTAATCTTTCACTAGGTATACCTGGTCTTTTTAATCCCATATAATATGCAAGACCTGCAGTAAGGCAAGGTAAAAATCTTACTGGAGCATCTGCGTTTTGTTCAAATGATTTATTGGTATCTTGTACTTGACGTATTAATTCTACCTGTAGAAGACCAGTTGCATCTGGCACAGGATATAAGAATATTTTGGGATTAGCTAAATTTCTTTTTACAGTATATTGTGTAGGTCTACCTGTTTGAAATTTATTAGGTATGATATGATATTCTTCAAAAGACTTTCTTTCTAATTTAGTTTCTGCTGATGTGCTATTTGGTTGAAAGGTTACAACTAAAGCATCTATAGCTGATGAAGCTAAATCATATGTAGTGACACTAGATGATACTGTTACTGTTGTTGTATCTGTATTCCATAACAATACACCTCTGTTCTGCCAATCATTTAACATTAAGTTAATAGAACGTCTAGCAGATTGTGGCTCATGACCTAGTGTTTCTTCACTACCAATCATTTCCATTGCTTCTTGAATTACTTCATCTATGTCTAAATTAAAATTATATGTTCCTGATTGTGCCATTATACTTTTCTTGATTCCTTTAATTGTTTCTTAGCTGCTTTTGCTAATCTTGATTGTTCTGGTTTACCACCAAACTTTGCTCTTTGTTCTAATACAGTTAATATCTGTATCTTTCTAGCATATGGTTTTTTAATTCTTTTTACTTTTGCTATAGTCTTTTTAGCATCTGCTACAGTAGCATATTTAATACTAACTGTATCCTTTGGATTCTCATCTGTATATAATCTACGACCAGAACCTTTAGGCTTTTTTCCTGTTCCTACTTTTGGGTCTCTTTTTTTCGTTTTGCTTGACATATTTTTTTACAATCTCTGACTGCCTCTTATGTAGTCGAGAAGCCTTTTCTAATTGTTTAGATACTTTTTTTAATTTTCTTACCATATTATATTCTTGTTGTTGTTTTTTAAATACAAATAATGTTTGATTATTCATAACACACCTCCTAATTAAAGTTAGTGCGTTTCTTCGGTTACCCTACTTCCAACTCAATGAGTCAAACGAATTATATTTTTTTTATTAATCTATATGCAGCATAAACACCTAAACCAAGTATAATATAAAATATGCCATCAAACCAAGATATATTATGTATTGTATTAATTAACTCAGGTGTTATGTTCATGATTTCTTTTTCTTCTTAAATGTTCTTACATTTGTAGGTTTACCACCTACTCCTTGTGCCTTCGCTCTTTTTCTTTTAACAGCACTTGTTATTTGTGACTTAGTCATCTTTCTAGCTGTTGCTCTTGGTACACATTTAGGATATTTTCTCTTACTACCTTTTGTAGATGCTCTACCACAAGATTGAAACTTACCTTTCTTCTTGGGTGCTCCTATATCTACCCAATCACCTTTTGGTCCTTTGCCAAACCATG